TTCATTAGGTGGCAACATAACTGCCGCAGTATTAAATGCAGAATATAAAATTACATCTTTGATAAGCTCTAATACATACATAATAACAGCAACAGCTACTGCTAATGGATCAGATACTGGTAACGGTGGATCAAGTGTAGTTGGTGCGTATCAATTAAACACAGGATTAAACACAACTGTTGGTGGTACAGGCTGGGGTGCTGGACAATGGAGTGGTACTACAAGTAGCGCTTTATCTACACAGCTTAACGAAGCATTAGATGATAGTGAAACTGGTGTTGATGTAGACGATGAAACAGGTATGAATACAGAGGGCGATGTTATTTTGGTTGATAATGAGCTTATGCTTATATCAGCAACTGGCGATGACAACACAATGACTGTAACTCGTGGACATAGCGGCACAACAGCAGCAACTCATGCAGACAATACTGTTGTGAGGTTAGCTGTTGGTAATACAATTTCAACAGATGACTTTGTTGGCTGGGGTAGCGCAGCATCTATTACAGTTCCGGGTGCGCAAATAAGGCTGTGGTCACATGATAACTTTGGCGAAGATCTTTTACTAAATCCAAGAGATGGTGGTTTATTCTATTGGGATAGAACAGGTGGTCTAGCTGCTAGAGCAGTAGAGTTAAGTGCTAGTAGCACATACACAGGTCAAAGAAGTGTACCACAGATATGCAAACAAATAATAGTATCAGATAGTGATAGGCATGTAATAGCTTTTGGGTGCGATGGATTAGGTGCAAGTTTATCTGCAACTCAAGGCAATGGAGTGCAAGATCCTTTATTAATTAGATTCTCATCTCAAGAAAATCCTGTTGATTGGTTTCCTACAACTACAAATACAGCAGGAGATATAAGACTTGGTGGTGGTTCTGAGTTTATGCAGGCAATAGAAACAAAAGAACAAATATTAGTCTTTACCAATAAGAGTTTACATTCTATGAGATTTATTGGTCCACCATTTACATTTGGTATAAAAGAGCTTTCTAAAAATATAACTATAATGAGTCCTGCAGCAGCCATAGCTGTTGATGATAGCGTTTATTGGATGGGTGTAGATACATTTTATATGTACACAGGACAAACACAGCAAATACCATGTAGTGTCAAAGACAAAGTATTTTTAGATTTTAACTTTGAAGAGAAAGATAAGGTACATTCAGGTGTAAACTCTGAGTTTAGTGAGATAATATGGTTCTATCCTAGTGCAAGTAGTACTGAAGTAGATAGGTATATTACATATAATTATTTAGAGAATATTTGGTATTTTGGCACATTAGGAAGACAGGCGTGGCTTGATAGAGGCATTAGAACATTGCCAGTATCTACTGGAGATCAATATTTATACAATCATGAGACAGGTTTCGATGATGATGGATCAGCCATGACAGCATTTGTTGAGTCAGCTCCAATGTCATTAGGAGATGCAGGCAGGCTATCTTTTGTTAATAGAATAATACCTGATGTAAATTTTAGTGGCTCTACATCTATAAACCCTACTGTAGATTTTACTGTTAAAGCCAGAACTCATTCTGGTTCAGGGTTTACACAAACAGATGATAGCAATACAACACAAAGAACCGCAACAACACCAGTAGAAGTTTATACAGAAAAATTAGATTTAAGAGTAAGAGGCAGAACATTTGCTTTAAGAGTTGAATCTACAGCACTTGGAACAAAATTTAAGTTAGGATCACCACAAATTAATGTGGTTCCAGATGGAAGAAGATAATGTTAGTTGTAAGTATACCGCAATATGTACAAGGTCTTACAAATGCAAAAGTAGATTTAACCACTACTAATTTAACTACTTTGTATACAGCGCCTACAACAGCAGATTTTAATGCATCTGTTATAAATTCTATACTTGTATCCGAAGATAGCGGTAATGCAGACACAATAACAGTAACATTAACTGACTCAAGCAATGCAGTATTTAGTTTGTTTAAAGTAAAAGCAGTGGCAGCAAATACTACAATAGAACTGTTAACAAGAGATTTAATAATACAAGAGGGTGAAATATTAAAAGTACAAGCAGCTACAGCAAACAGATTGCATGTTGTTGCTAGTGTTCAGGAGTTTGCGATACACAGAACTCCACAGAGCGCTTTATAATGACAGCATTTATGTTGGCATGCTACTTAAATGGAGTTGCAGATGGACAAATATACTTTCGATCAGCGGCAGATTGCGTTACTTTTTCTAGATATTTAAGTAAGCAAGAATATGATATGAAAGGTAAAACACAGGTTTATGATTGTATTTGTAAACTTGTGCCATTAGTAAACGAAGAGAAAGTGAGGGTATATTAATGTTAACAGCACTAATAGGGCCAGTAAGTAACTTGCTTGGCAAGTTTATAGAAGACAAAGACATGAAAAACAAGTTGGCACATGAAGTGGCAACTATGGCTGAGAATCATGCGCAGGAGCTTGCAAAGGGTCAATTAGAAATTAACAAGGCAGAAGCCACCCATAAATCAATCTTTGTTGCTGGATGGCGCCCCTTTATTGGCTGGACATGCGGTATTGCCCTATGTTGGCATTTCGTACTGGCACCTGTTACTATGTTTGTTTGTGCATATTTGACTATACAAATACCAGATTTACCAACTTTTGATATGGGATCACTTATGACTGTCTTGATGGGTATGCTCGGATTGGGCGGACTTAGAACATATGAAAAGCAGAAAGGGTTAACTAAATGAGTTTATATAGAAATATACAAGCCAAGAGAAGAAGAATAGCTGCTGGTAGTGGTGAGAAAATGCGTAAAGCTGGTGCAAAAGGAGCGCCTTCTAAAAAGAATTTTAAAAGAGCAAAGCAAACAGTTAAGAAAAAATAATGTCAGATAGACTTTTTAGGATAAGAAGAAAAATGGCAAAGAAAAAAGATCCCAAAGTAGGAACAGGTAAAAAGCCAAAAGGTTCTGGTAGACGTTTATATACCGATGAAAACCCAAAAGACACAGTGAGTATTAAGTTTGCAACACCTGCAGATGCAAGGGCTACAGTTGCTAAAGTTAAGAAAGTTAGCAAACCTTTTGCAAGAAAGATACAAATCTTGACTGTTGGAGAGCAAAGAGCAAAGGTTATGGGTAAGGCGGATGTAGCTAGTATATTTAAAAAAGGCAAAGAAAGTATTAGGAAAGCTAACAAAAAATGATTTGGACATGGTTAAGATTATCAAAGTTTTTTAATAAGATAGGCAATTATTTTTATTATAAACATGTGCAATGTGTTAAAAGAAACCAAAGGAGATAGTCGTGGATATAGAGCAACTAAGATTAGAGATAGAGGCAGACGAGGGGAACGTTCCTGAAATATACCTCGATCATTTAAAATTACCAACTTTTGGAATTGGTCACCTTGTAAAAAAGATAGATCCAGAACATGGTATGCCTGTTGGCACACCGGTAAGTAGAAAGCGTGTAAATAGCTGTTTTAATGAAGATATACAAGGAACTATAGAAGATTGCGAAAAGTTATATAAAGATTTCTATAGGTTGCCAGAGGAAGTAAAATTAATATTATGCAATATGATGTACAATCTGGGGTACACAAGGCTCTCAAAATTTAGTAAACTAAAGAAAGCTATAACTGAAAGTAATTGGGAAGAGGCATCAAAGCAGATGCATCAGTCAAAGTGGAGAACACAAGTACCAAACAGAGCAGAAAGATTAATAAGCAGAATGAAAGCAGTGGGAGCATAATATGTTATCAACAATATTAAGTTTAGCAGCGCCAGCGATATTAGGACCAGCAGGATTTGCTATATCTGGTATGACTCCAATGATGGCTAGTGCAATAGGCGGTGGAATAGGCTCATTATTACAAGGCGGTAGCACAGAAGATGCCTTGGGAGCCGCTGCTTTAGGAGGGCTTGGCGGATACTTGGGAGGTCAATTAGGTGGCGTAGGCGGTGCTACTGTTGATCCTAATTTGGCGGCAACAACTGCAACTCCATATGGATTTTCTAATGTTGCCGGAGCAGCCGGTGGCGGTGCATCAACCGCAGAAGCAATTAAGGGCGCTATACCAACAATGACATCAGGTTACGCTCCAATGGCAGAATCTGGAATTATGTCTGCATTAACTAGACCAGAGGCTATAGGTGGTGGATTGGGCGGTTTAATGGCAGATTCAATGATTAAGCCACCTGAATATGAGAAAAAAGAAAAAAGAATTTTTCCTGAAGGTATGGCCCCTGAAGATACTGTTAGATTTAAGAAAAAGCGTGATCCAAAAGATACCAGTGAATTTGACTATAACTTTGCACCAAACTACATGGCCGAAGGAGGTCCAGTAGAAGACGATATGATGGCTATGGATATGGGTCTAGGTGGCATGACAGAAGAAGGCATGAATGACAAAGAGTTAATAAGTAGTGCAATAGATGTCATACAAGGCGAAGTAACCGATCCTGATCAACAAAAAGTTATACTAGGTCAATTTGTAGCTCAGTTTGGACAAGAGGCATTACAAGATCTTATGACAAGAGTTCAGTCTGGAGATATACCATCTGGTCAACAAGAAGGGGATGGTATGGTAAGGGGTGCTGGTGATGGTATGTCTGACATGATACCTGCTTCTATGGAAGGAGATCAAGATGTATTACTTAGTGATGGTGAGTTTGTTGTTCCTGCTGACGTTGTTAGTGGCATCGGAAATGGGTCTTCAGACGCAGGTTCCAATAAACTAGAAGAAATGATGGACAGAGTAAGACAATTAAGAACTGGTGGTACTACACAACCACCTGCAGTGCCTGATGAGATGATGTTGCCTGCATGATATGCACGGCAGTTCCTCTAGAGGCGACAGATATAGTTTGGGGCGATGTTAGTGCGATGTTAAACAAAGCCATACAAACAAGTGGCGGTAAGTATCATATAGATGATATTTATAGGCATATAAAAGAAGGATACTATAATTTATGGCTAATTATAGATGAAAAGGAAGATGAAAAAGTGATAGCTGCAATAACAACTAGATTAATAGAATATCCTAACAGAAGAGCATTAGCTATGGATTGGGTAGGTGGCAAAAGAATGAGTGAATGGCTCCCTATTGCCCTAGAAAAATTTAATAGTTTTGCAAAAGATTGTGGATGTAGTCATTTAGAAGGCTATGGTAGAAAAGCATGGACTAAGGTATTAAAAAGTTATAACTGGAAACCTGAGTATATAGCATATAGAATGGAGATAGATAATGGGTAAAGGTGGATCAAGACCTCCAAGTCAACCAACGGAACAAAATATAACACAAACATCTTTGCCTGATTATTATGAGCCGTACGCTACGAGATTAATTGAAAGAGCAGAGGCGGAGTCAAAGCGTGACTATACCCCTTATGAGGGTCAAAGATTAGCTGCAGAAAATCAAGACACACAAGCATCAAGAGACTTAGCAAGGCAAGTTGCAGGGTCTCCTATTGCTGGTTTTGATACAGCAACAGCAGGTACAACGACTGCAATGAATAGAGCGTTACAGGGAACACAATACAAATCACAAGATTTTGATTCTGCACAAGCACAAAAGTATATGTCACCTTACTTGCAGAATGTATTAGATGTACAAAAACAACAAGCAGTATTGGACTTTAATAGAGGTCAAGCTGGTAGAAATGCTCAAGCTGTGCAACAAGGTGCCTTTGGTGGATCTAGACAGGGTGTGCAACAAGCTCTTGCAGGTGAAGGTTTGCAAAGACAACTTGCGGAAATACAGGCAACAGGTCAGCAAAAGGCTTTTGAAGATGCACAGCGACAATTTGGTGCAGACAGAGAGTCTAGAATGGCAGCAGAAAAACTTGGATTAGGTGCGGCTGACGCTCTTACACAACAGGGTATGCAGTTAGCTTCATTAGGAGAGAAGGCTAGAGCAGGTGATATTGAGTCTGCACAGTTGTTAGAAAAGATAGCTAAAGACAGACAGGCAAGAGATCAAGCAGGACTTGACTTAGATTACGAAGATTTTGTTAGACAAAGAGATTATCCAAGAGAGCAGTTACAGTTTTACTCTTCATTGTTAAGAGGTATACCTGTACAGCCGTCTACTGAAACAACTAAATTTCAGCAATATAATCCTGTAAAAGATTTACTTGGAACAGGTATAGCTGGTTTAGGATTATATAAAGGGATAGCAGGCTAATGATGAATTTATTACAAGTTCAAGATGATTTAAAAAATTTTTCTCAAGATCAGCTTGTTAAAGAAATGCAACAGCCTAGTGGCTCTACACCGCAATTTCTCGTTTTATCTGAATTAAATAGAAGAAAAAGAGTTAAGGGTGACTTTGAAGCTAGGCAAGCACAGCAACAACCTACAGTGGCTGAAGAAGCTGTAGCATCAGCAGGTGTGCCTCAACAAGGTATGATGGGTATGCCTGAAGCAATGGCTCCTCAAAGTGCAGTATCAGAAGGTGTGGGTACAAGCGCACCTATGAAGATGGCCTCTGGAGGACTAGCGCAGTTTGGTAATGAAATAAGAAATAGCATGGGTCAAGAGATAGATCCTTATTTAGATGGTGTGCAACAAGAAGCAGAGCAAAAGTTTAATATTGATTTAGATAATAATATGGACAGAGTGCCACCAATGATGTCTCAACCCAGACCTCATTTAGAAATGCGTCAACCTTTTATGGGAAGAATTCCTCCACCACAAATAGGTATAGGTGGTAAAGGTATGGTTAGACCTGCAGTTATGCCTTCAGTAGATTTAAGAGAACATCAGCCTATTAGTGGTCAATTAAGAAATGTACCTTTTGGTGGTCAGTCTAGAAGATTTGCAGAAGGTGGCGTTATAAAAGCACAAGATGGATTGCCAAAAGAAACAAATTATGGTGATGAGTTTTTAGAATATATTAAAGGTATGCCTCAAGCTATGCTTGATAATAAAGAAGCATTAAAAAATTTATTTGTTCCTGAAGAAGATGATACAGGCTTTACTAGTATGATGAAAGGCTCTGCAAGAAATATAGGATTAATACCTGAAGGATTTTCTAATATAGCAGAAGGCGGCTATGATTTAGCAAAAAAAGTTACAGATCCAGTTTATAATTTTTTTACACAACCCGGAAACCAAGAAGAAGAAGAGTTAGAAGATGCTAAAGATATGGATCAAGCATTAAATGATGCAGTATCTAAACAACCGGAGAAAAAAACTGAACAAAAGTTAAATTTAACTTCTAAGGACACACCATTAACTATTGAAGAAGAATTGTTAAAAAGACAAGCTGATTTAAGTAAATCAAAAGATTTTGATAAGTATATGGCATTAGCTCAAGCAGGATTAGCTATAATGGCATCTGATAAACCTACATTAGCAGGTGCTATAGGAGAAGGTGGCACAGCAGGGCTGACAGCTTTTAATGAAGCTAACAAGAGATATGAAGAAGGATTAACAGACATATTGAATGCGCGCAGCAAACTTAAACAAGCTCAAATAAAAGCAGGAACAAAAGGACAGTTAACAAGATCAAATGCATTAAGCGCAATATCTTCATATAATAATTCTATTACTGCCATAAGAAAAGAGATAGGTGATTTATCTGAACTTGCTGGTACACCCGGTGTTGATGACCAAATAAAACAATTACAACAACAAATAATTGAACTTGAAACAGAAAAGTCACAGTTGTATGATTCAGCTAAGATAAGACCTAGAAACTCAATACTTGTTAAGGATTTACCTGCGTCTCAAAAGGAAGCCTAAATGGGAATGTACTCAACTATAAGTCCTGTATCTGGAAAGTTATATGACTTTGAGATAGAGGGGGATAATCCAAACCCTGAAGAGTTTGACAAGATACAAAACTTTATATCTAACGATGGTGTCCTTGTTGAGGGCCCTGCAGAAGAAGCGGCCTCAGATGAGGAAGGTGGACTATTAACATTTGGTAAGTCTACTCTTGGAGGAGCGCTTTCTAGCTTTGCCCAAATACCCGGTGGTCTATCAGCTCTTGGAGAGTATGTTGGTGGATATGATATAGGATCTACAGACTTTGGTAAGGCTGCACAAGAATGGTCTAATGAAAAAGTAGAATCATTACAAAATACATTTGATATGAATGAAAGTGTCTCTAGTAAATCTGGACAGGCATTAGGTTCTTTATTGTCATTCTTTGTTCCGGGTACAGCTGTAGCCAAAGGTGCAAGTTTATTAGGTGGCGGAGCAAGAGTGGCAGGTGCTAGTGCTTTAGGAACAATGGCTACACAAGGTGCCGCATTACAATCTGCTGATCAATTAAATAGAATGGCAAATTTTATTGAGAATGGTGGTGAAATAGATGAAGACACCAAAAGAAATGCTGTAGCATTAAGTGGATTGTTAGGAACAACAGAAGCCTTACCTTTCACTCCTATGTTTAGAACTCTTGGTACTGCCATGAAGATTCTTAAAAAAGTCCCTAAAGACGCTACAGATGCTGCATTGCTAACAATAGGCGGCAGGTTAAAAAGAGCATTTGGTGTTGGGTTAGCGGAAGGTAGCCAAGAAGTTTTTGCTGGTGTTGTTCAAGATATGATTGAAAAGGGACAATACAATCCTGATTTAGAGGTTGGTCAAAGTGCTTATGATGATGCAGTGTACGGTGGTGGAGCGGGTGCCGCATTAAATCTGGTTATTGATAGTGTAAGAGGAAGACAGTTAAACAAGTTTTATAAGAAAGAAATGCAGCTTGACGCTGATATAAAAGATTTAAATAGACAGGCATTAAAAAGAAAAGAAAACTATGACAATTACTCTAAGTCATTAAAGCCAGTTGCTGAAAACGAAGAACAAAGCCCTACTGAAAAAATAGAAAAATCAGTTGTCCCTGAGTCTATAGAAGAACTTAAGACTAAAGGTGAACAAAATGCGTCAGCTATTATGGCGGCTGCCAGAGAAACAAACCAGCCTTTCTTAGGTATATCTTTACAAAATTTACCAAAACAAGAAGCAGAGAGAATTGCTAAGCGTAGATCAATGCTCGGTATGGATCTTAGTGCGGAAGTTTCTATTGAAGAATTAAAAGATGTTATTGGTGCTAGTGCCGCGCAAAGAGAAATGGGTAAGCAAAAACCTATACTTACACAACAAAAAGAAGATGCTGAAAGCGTTAAGAATAAACAAGCAGCTATTGCAATAGAAGATCTGATTGTAAATGGCAAAATTAGCAAAAATGCATTAAAAAAATCTTTACAAAATGTTTTTGGTGACTCTGTAAAGATAACAAACGCAACTGTTGATAACTCTTTAAAATCTTTAGAGCAAGAAGGTCTTATTACTAAAGATAAAAAAGGTAGATATATTAAAGCAGATGAAAAAGTTTTGGATATCAAAGCGAAGTCAGATGCTATAAATCAAAGAGCTAAAGAAATACTTAATCTTCAAAGCAAAACTGTATCTGAAGAAGAAAAAGATGCGCTTGCTCAAGAATATTTAAAATTAAAGGATGAGGCAGACATATTAGAAGCTGCTTCTAAGAAAGTAAAAACAGAAAAAACAGAGCAGGTAGATGCAGATAATGTTGTTCCTGATTACACATCAAAAACAAAGTCTGATCAAGCTGCAAAATCACCTTATACAGATGAGTATAAGTTAAAATTAACTTCTGTACTTAATAATTTAAAAAAACAATTAAATGATATGGGTATAGGCGATGTTAATTTACAAGGTAAATCAATTATTGCGGATGATAAAGGCAACCTTAATCCTGCTATAGAGGGTTATTTTACATCAACTCCTGATGGTAAGCGTATTATTGGCTTGGCTATGGACTTATATGATCCAAATCTTACAGAGGCACAACTAACAAAGAAATTATCTGGTGTTTTAAACCACGAAATAATACATGCCTTAAGAGATATGGGTGCCATTACTGATGCTGATTATGCTATTTTAGTTACAGCGGCTACAAAAAGAAAATATGTAGTAGAAGTTAACGGAAAATTTGAGACAAAAGAATACACATATATGGAAAGAGCTACAGCCATATATAGAAATCAAGAAGGCATGACTGAGGAAGGGTTGCAAGAAGAAGCTGTTGCAGAAATGTTTAGAGACTATGCAAATGGCAGATTTAAAGTAGTTGGCAAGCCTAAAGGTTTATTTGACAGAATAGTTAGAATTATAAAAGCTATATTTACAAGTAATTATGATGCTGGATTTACTAAGTCTAATCAAATATTTGCTAATATTGCTTCTAGTAAGACAGAAACAGAGATTAAAAAGAGGCAAACCACTCCAAAAGCTGCCAAAAGTAATGAAAAGTTCTCTACTGCTGGTGTTGTTGCCGGGTACATAAGACCTGAGCTAGGTAATATAGAAAGAATAAAGCAATCATTTACAGACGTTACTGCTAGACTAGACGCACTCCAGAAATCAGCAAAAAGATTATCAGAAGGTAAAATTACATATGAGCAGTATGATAAGTTAGTAAATAAAGTAAAGCCGATAGTGCCGTATGAAACTGTACCGGCACCTGCAACAGTTGAAGAGATGCGTTTTGCACTGACTGATAAACAAGCAGAAAAAATAAATGCTTTGGATAATGTTCCAGAAGGAACTGAAGTACAGTTAAGATTAGATATCCCAGCTTATACAAGAAAAGGGGTTTGGGTTCCGACAATACATGGCTCTGCTGAAACTGTAAGACTAGGATTATCTAAGAATAAAGATGCCCCAATATCACATGACAGTGTAGCAATAGTAAATAATGCAAATTTTTTAATGGGAACCGCAAAAGAAGAAAAGGGTTTAAAGGTAGCTATGGGTGGGGCAAAGAGTCCTTTTGCTACCATAGAAGGTAACTTAGAGAAAACTACGCCTGATGCAGCTCATGCAGAGGCTGTAGCGGCTATGAACGACCCGTCATATGTTCAGGTTGGATATGATCCTGAAAGACATTCATATTTTTATGACAGAATGACTACTCAGCCTGTTGCTTCTGCGGACCGTGTTATACAGGTCGGCCCATTAGTTATGGCTAGAAACCCTGTATTTGAAGGTAAGTCTAATTTTAAATATTCTAAGATATCAGAAACATCTGAGGGATTTGAAAATAGGTTAATAGGTTTTATAAAAGACAATCCTGATGGTTTCACAATAGATCCTGATACATTTATTATTCCTAATAAAGGCAAGGCGGTTGCTCCAGTTAAGGCTGCTGAGATCGTAACAAGACCTGAATTAATCACACCTAGTCTAATAAGAGATTTTGCTAGGAATGTGCAGATAATGACCAAAATAGTTGGTGGAGCAAGTTTAGATAATAAAGTTTATGCAGGTGGATGGTTAAATAAAAAGACAGAAGATAATCCTGATGGTGATGGTTTGTTTTATCTAGATGCAACTATGGTTATTGAAGACCCTAGAGATGCATTATATACTGCAGAAGCAGGAAATCAGTTAGCAATTTTTGACTTAGGAGAGTTCTATGAAACAAAAACCGAAGAAGGAATCCGAAGACTCAAACAAGATCGTACTTACAGTAGCGACCGCAGAGCAAGAATTGGATCAAATATACGACAATATAGTCAAGAATTTGTTGAGGCAAGGCGTGAAGATCCATCCGGACAAAGAATAAAATATTCTACAATAAGCCAAAACCCAATAGAACTAGCTACTGAAAGACTCGGCCCGAATGGCAAGCCTCTCATAGAGTTCACTGTTGCAAATCAATATACCACAGGAATGATTGATCCTTTTACAGAACCAAAGGAAGGTCAAGAGCCAAAAACTGGTGTTTTTAATGTTCAGCCAGAATATCAAACTGATCCAGAAAAAGCCACAGAAGCTAAAGCAAATAATGTTCTTGTAGCTCATGCCCCATTAAATCATGCCAAAGCTAAGGGATACGAAGTTTTTGCGGGTAATGCTGCTACGTTTGATATATTTTCTGATGACCCAGCTATAGCAGAAAAAGCACAAGAAGATGTAGCGACTATGATGGCAGCTGAAGGATTTGCGGCACATAATCAAGATCAAAGCGCTTTAGGGTGGTATGACAGAACATTAAAAGCTGCTAAAGCATTACTGCAAGACCCTGACGTTGGTCTTTATCAAGATATAGCAAAGAATGTTGATAATAGATTAGCATTTGATTGGGCATTAAGTGTTACATCTAATGGTATTGGTGCTGTTCCTAATTTTGGTTATGCAGGTAAAATTTATGATGCTTGGGTTAATTCAAGTGAAGTTGTTGAAGATAGAAGGTTTCCAATACAAGGTTGGGGAGATTCTGCCAAATCAATGGAAAATTCTTTTGCATTTTATAATGCGTTAAAGAATCAAGGTCAAAGTTCTGAGCAAATATATGAGCTTATGAATATGAAGACTACTCCTGCCAAGTTAAGGCAAGACCCTAGAATAAAAGGTTTGTTATTAACTATTCCTAGAGAAATAGCTAAAAAAAGATCAACAGTTAAAAATCCAGTAGGTACTGAGATTCCTTATAAAGTACCTGCTTCTGAGTACTCAACAACTGAAGTTACGGGATCATATGTTATTGGTGCTAAGATAGGAGAAGGATTTTTTCAAAATCTTAGTGGCAACTATGATGCTTTGACTATGGATATGTGGTTTATGAGAATGTTTAATAGACTTATAGGTAGACCTTTTCAAAAACCAAGAAAACAAGTAACATTAGATGCTAATTTTGATAGAGTTTTAAATAATTTACAGGGTATAAGCACAAGAAAAAATAAAACTTTATATGCAGATCCGTTAAATGAATTTGACATAAATGAAATTGAATATGCCATGAAAACTATGGGCATAGATAATGTTACAAGAGGCAATGCTCTTGAGTTTTCTAAAGTATTAAGTGATAATTTTCAAACTAAATTTGGAAGTAAAGAGTTTGAAGGTAATAGACCAGTAAAAACAGAAATGCAAAAAGCTGCAGAAAGACTTGTGGCAAATCATGAAAATCAATTACAAGAAGACCCTACAAATGGTGGAGAAAGACTTGTTATAAGAAAAATAACTAATAGAGCCAGAGAAATATTAAAAGATGGATCTGGTGGTAAAATAGACCTAACTATGGCTGACTTTCAAGCACAGCAATGGTTTGCAGAAAAAAGATTTTGGTTTGCATCTGGTGTTAGAAAAGGTCAAGGAGATGACAACGACTACTTAGATGGAGCTATACAATTATTAAAAGAAAGAGGAGTAAGCAATGAAAGAATCGCAGACGCAATCACTAGGATCGCCCCAGCAGAGCGAGGCAGACTCTTTAGTGTCTCAGGTTCCCTTAGACCAGATGGACAACTTCGCAAAGGCGATGATAGAGATTCTGCAGGAGAGCAAGGAACAAACAAAACAGACGTAGAAACTGATCCATTTGAAGGTTTGCCAAGATCAGAGGCGGCTGTTTTAGAAGAAGATGCTTTAGATATGAAGTATTCTATGATTGGAAGACCTGCTTCTTTAGACGACCCTAAGAGTTTTGTTATGTTGCCACAAAGTCAATTAAAGAAAACTACTACAGGTCTTGGTGGTTACGACATAAAAGCATACTACAAATATGGCAATCCTTTTACTTATGGAATGGCTCAATCTATGAATGGCACAAACAACTATGTTGTTATGCCTAGAGGAGAACATTTTGAGTTAGCTAATAGAAAAGGCAAGTATGGTGGCTATGGTTACGAGCATATGTTTGGAGATAGATTTGATGACATAGGCGTAAAGCTGCCTACTCATGCAGAGACTATACTAAAGTATCATGATGTAAGAAATAATGACCCTCTAGAATTAGTTTATTCTATGCTTAATGAGTATAGTGATTATTTAAGAGACTCTAGAAATACAAATACTATTAAAAGAATTAAAGATTATGGCATTAGAGTGTTTCCTGATGGTGGTGTAGGCAATAATGATATTAGAATTGAGTGGGATAATGCACCACTAAAGACACAAGAACGCATGATACCTGATGCAAATGGTAAGTTTCCTGATGGATCTACCATGAGTAAAGATAAGTATGGTAGGAGATGGACTAGAGATAATCCAAGACCTTCAAACAAGGCTCCTCAAGAAAGAACTCTAGTTATGTCTTTGAAATATGAACCACAAGGGTTTAAAGCTGTAAAAAGAGTTAAGCCAAAGAACTTTACTGCTAATGTAAGACAAGTATTTGCGCCAAAAGAGTTTGAGTGGAGACCTTTATATCAAGTTAGGACTACATTTTCTAAGCCACAGAACACAGCGGCTAAACAAAGGTTTCAGTTTTCTAGTATTAGTGCCAACCCAACACAAACAACAAGCCCTAATTCTGCTGAACTTTTAGAAGATATAAGGGTAAAAAGACTTAAACTTAAATATGACAACTTATCTAGATTTATAGCTAAAGGCTTAGGTGTATTTATGGAGCCAGACCTTGCAAAGGCAAGGGCGCAAAGAATATTAACATACTTTCAAGATGCTATGTTACCTGTGGGTGCTATGATGGATGAGCTACGAAAGAATGGTTTCACAATTACAGATGCTATGGATACATATATGCAAGAGTCAGTGTATCAAGGAATAGTAGGAGATAAGGTTACACAAGTCCAAGAAGAGTTATTTCAACCTATGGTTGATACAATGGACACATTAAATATTAGTGAAGATAAAATACAAGAGTTAAGAGATATTAAGGGTGCTGGTGGCTCCCCGGGTTTTTTTGAAAGCGTAGAAAAAGATTATATTAGTAAAAAGTTAGCTATGACAGATGCGGTCTTGTATGCATTTCATGCCAAACAAAGAAATGCTTATCTTAGAAATAAATCAGCAGGTGAAACTCAGTCTGGATCAGGTATGACTGATCAACAAGCTGATGAAATTATTGCATGGCATGCAAGTTTAGAACAAGCAGAAATGGCAAAATTTGATGAGTTAAGGGAGTTTGCTAGAAGAATAAATGAAGACACAATAGACAGACGTATAGAGGCAGGTTTATTACCGGCAGATGCAAGAGACCCTAACAGAGACCCGCCTATAATTATATATCAGGATGGTTCTTATGTACCGTTACAAGGAGACAGCGACATAGAAGTTGAGTCTATGTTAGAAAGCACATACGGAAGAAAAAGAGTTTATACTAATTTCTTTGGTGCAACTGGCAGGGAGGATAAAAGAGCAACTGGCAGAGCCGCTGTAAATGATTATGCTGAAAATTTAACTGCATCTTTGATGGCACAAAATAATAACTCAATAGATAGGGCTGAAAGAAATAAAGTTGGTCAATCGTTTGCTCGCCTTCTTGAGGGCCAAGAAGAACAACCTGATGGAACTACAGCTATTAACGCATCTTTAAAAAAAGAAATGGAAAAGATTGGTTTAGATGTAACAAACAAAACACCTGTTCAAAGAAGAGATATGGGTATTAAATCTGATAATGAGTTTAAATATAAAGAAAACGGAACAGAAAGAGTTATATTTATTAAAGATCCAAGAATAGCAAAAGCTATGAACGGAGCATTAACACCTCAACAAAACAACTTTCTTGTCAGAGGTATGGGTAAGTTTAATAGATTTCTTTCTGCAGTTAATACAACATATAACCCTTCATTCGTAATACCTAACTTCTTTAGAGATTTAGAGACAGCAGGTATAAACATGCAAGAATATGATGAAAAAGGTATGACTGCTGAGGTTATTAAAGGAACTCCATCTGCCGTTAAAGGCATAGCACAGTTGTTAGGCGTTCCTTTTCTAGATAAAAATGCACCTAATCAATGGTCAGATATATACAAGGAGTTTGTTTCTGCTGGTGGTAAGAATGCCACCAACCAAATGAGTGACGTAAAAGATCAAATAGACAATATAGGAAGCATTTTAGGAGATGTAGCTGATAGCGGTATAAAACAAAAGCTAGGGCTAAATAAAAATCAGTTTGCAGGTAAAAATATAAGATCAGTAATGTCTGTGCTTGATAATGCTAATAATGCAGTTGAGAACGGGGTTAGGGTTGCTTTGTATAAAGCACTTCGTGATAGAGGCGTGTCTAAGATACAGGCAGCTCAAGCAGCTAGGAACGTAACTGTTAACTTTGCCAAAGGTGGTGAGAATAAAGCAGTATTTAATTCTATGTATTTATTTTATAATGCATCATTACAAGGATCTATGGCACTTGTAAACGCGGCTGTTAAATCGCCTAAGGTTAGAAAAATGTGGGCAGGATTAATTGTGTTTGGAATTATGCAAGACATGATGAATGGGCTGTTTGCAGGAGATGAAGATGAAGATGGTATTAATGATTATGACGAATTACCGCAGCATATATTAGAACATAATATAATTGTACCAACTTTTGGTCTTACAGGAGAAAAACATATTACTATACCTCTTGCGTATGGATTAAATATGGCGGTTAATTTTGGTAGAAGTATGAGCAGGGTTGCACGAGGCGAATACACCCCGGGCGAAGCAACAAGCAGTATCGTTGGAACAACTGTAGAAGCTATTAGTCCCATAGGCGCTTTTGATAACTTTTTAAACTTTGCTCTTCCTACTGTAATAGACCCTTTTGCTTCAGTTTATATGAATGAGGACTACAAAGGAGACCCTATTTATAAAGAATCGCCTACCTACGCATCTGTAAAGAAACCTAATAGTTCTCAGTACTGGTCTAATACTAGTGAAATAACTAAATCTATTGCAAGTGGGATAAATTCATTAACGGGTGGAGACGATATAGAAAGCGGATATGTAGATATGTCTCCTGACATAATGGAGTATTGGATAGGAACTTTCACGGGTGGTGTTGGAAGATTTACAATGAGAACTCTTGAGGCTCCCGTTGACATATACGATGCATTACAAGGAGACTTTGAGGGTAGTTTAGTCAATAGTATCCCCTTAGCTAGAAAGGTTATAACCACGCCTTCCCCGAGAGCAGATACGGGTAACTATTTAGAAAACAGACAAGACCTATTTACGTTGAAGGCACAACTAGACATGGCAAGGAAATCAGGAGATATTGGTGCGGTCAGGTCTATCTACGAAGATAATAAGAAACAGTTAAGCATTATAGGAAGAATGAAAGCTATAGATAATGCAAGAAATAGAATGCAAAGACAGATTAAAGAAATAGAGAGAAACCCTAGAATACCTGAAGAAACTAAGAAAAAGATCATAAGAATTAGAAGACAGAAGATAAACGAGCTTCAGCAAAGAGGTCTTATACTTATGAGATCAGTAGGATACAAAAAAGCAGGTTAAAAGTTAATTTTAACTTATAGCTAAAAGTTAAGTATATCATAGCCCAATTTCTCTGCAGCGGGATGACAGCTAAGTTAAACGACCAAGTATCCAAAAGTTAGTGATTTTAATTGTATTTTTTCCCGCAGCCAGATGTGGCGGAGACAAATAAGTAGATTTATACGTTGGTTTAAGATGGTCTTTGATCTAGGGATCGCATAAAGTAACGTAAAAGCGACCATCTTGCACCAACTACTATCATACTATCATTTTTTCTTTTTTATTTTAATTAACTCTGAGAGATACCATTGAGCCTTTTGCAAGTCCTCTAATCCATTCTTATGATTAAATCTCCACATGTACTTGATTATGTTTCCCTGTAAGTAGAATTGGTAGCCATCTCCCGTAGCACTTTTGATTGCGTCTATACACTCGACACTACCTTTTCTATAGTGTTTAGGTCTGTTTACATTGTCATTCTTCTTCATCATCATCCTCCTTGTAATCTTCTATATTCTTGACACTATGTTGATTTATAAATATTGGAGTGTCATCCCCAACCCACGAACCTATGACATTGAAATGAAACCAATCTATAGCGGTCTCTTCATCCAAGCCATAATCATGCATTAATATTAACAAACATTTATCATAATCATATATAGCCACTTGTTTTCTGTCGAAGGCACTTATACTACTACCTACGAATGCATCGTCATACCCATCTGCTAGTTTCATTAATATCTCCTACCTTTTTAAAATGCTTCAATTCATAGTGGCACATTGGTTCTTGATCTTGCCAATCGCCTCTATCTGATCTACCCCCTTGCTTGATGGTGAAAGGGGAAAAAAAATCTAAATAAGCCAACGCACCTAGCCACGACACAACGAGAATGGGAGTTGTGTTTGTTTCTTTTCCTAATCTTCTAGCCTCTAAAACTTTTGCTAATGATATTATGTACGTTGGAAATGTTCCAAAAGTATGCGTTCTGCACTTAACTTCTGCAAAACCAACTAATGCCTCATCACGATATACTGCATAATCCATTTTGTAAGACATTGGCAGTTTAAAATAAACTACGTTCCAACATTGTGAAACGTAGTCCATAACTTTTTTTTCTGAGTTTAAGTCAATATTTGTCTCATAAAGAGGTCTCATAAGTTAAACTTAACTTCTAGGAGTTTGGTTTTCTAACCAATTAACAACCTCAGACCGCTTATAAAGTTTTGTGGGTCTGTTTTTTTCTGACTTGACTATAACAAATCCTTTAGGAAATTTTGAATCCTCGTCATTCATTATTTTATAAAGTGTCATTCTACTTATAGTTAATAGCTTGGCAACACCATCTAAAGTTAAATAGTCAGCATTTATGTCAGCTTTGTTCTGTGACTTCTTCGTGGTCATTTTCTTTCCTTTCATCAGGTGTTCCGTCTTCATTTAACTTAACCATGACAACCATGTACCTAGAGCCAACCCAATCTTTGTGTAAATCCTGAGGAACATCATTAGGATGTATGGTCAGCCTGATGTTAGTTCCGTTCTTATCTTGCATCATAGATGTTTTAACTGCCTCAAAATTTATATTAGAAACTTTATTTTCTTCTTCCATTTAACTCTCCTCTAAAATGGTATTTCATCATCTAACTTGTCGTCAGATGCATTATTTTTTTTTATATCGTTTTGTCTTTTTTCAGCCATTTCTTCCTTTGCATCCAATCTTGCTTTTTCAACATTAGATATTATCCTAAGATATGGAACACCTGACTTTGCCACTTTCTTCCAACCAACAAGATTTACCTTTGGTTGAGATATTCCCTCATTCTTTTGTGCAATGAGATCATCTACAACATCCATCTCTAATTCCATAGACCCTGAGTAGTCAGGACTATTCTCAGTTCTCTTGTTTTTAGCGGTAAACAAGGCTCCCGTTGCAGTAAACTTATTTTCATTTTCCATCGTTTTCTCCTTTGTTATTTACGATTTCTTCTGCTCTCTTTTTGAAAGCGATTTCTACTTCTTCGTAGTCTTTTAAAGAGAGTTCTTTTAGTGTCTCTCTTGCCTCTTTATTATTTTTCCAAAAACCAACTATGTCTGCTCTGTTATGTTGTATTGGTAAAAATGTTATAAAGACCTCTTTGATAAACTCGATACCTTTTACAGTTTCTTCAGTATTATCTAATTTTTTAAATGTTACTTCAGGAAGATCATCTTTATCTTCTGTCTCAACAGTACCGCCCTTTATTTCCTCAGGTCGTTCTTCTTTAAAACTGTCAGCCTCATCTTCCGCATATACATCTCCATGAAGACCAACTAACTTGAGTATCACTCTGTCCTTTGCTCTTTTCTCTGCCATAGCATATGGATAACTATTTTTATTATTTGATGGAGATGCCTCGCCTATAGACCATTCTGATTTGTCTCCCATATGCCCCATAACCATCAAGCTAACAATACGTTTACTGCTATCGCTTTCTAATATTTGAGGGGCATCAAACTTTATCTTTCTTGCAACCGCCACTTTTTCAAGTGCTTTGTGCAAAAGTACATAAGTTCCGTGACAATTCCATCCTGCCTCTTGATGGGTCATGCCGATTTCTTTTAAGGTTTCGACAACCTTATCAGGTATATTGCTTTTCATTTTTTCATCCATAATTTTATTTTGTCTTTTATTTTAAAGAAAATTTTGCAAAGAAAAAAAACATCATCTGCTTTTCCTTTACTTGTAGCCTCTACAATATGTTCAGCAATTAGAGACCTATCCTTTGGTCTTTCGCTTATTATTCTAGGCTTTAATTTAACAACACCACTTTTCTTAACTTTTTTAATTACTTTTTTAATTTTTGGTTTTTGTTCTTTCATTTTACCCTCTCTTTATATTGGTTACAAAAATCAGCAACTGAACAATAGTTGCCACATCGTGTGTACTCTCCACTACGAAATTCCATTTCTAAATTTGTTTTTTTGATATAGGCTTTGTCAGTTTCATTATGCCATTCCATGTACTTGATAGCTTCTTCTTCGCTATCTAAAACTCTTAAGGCTCTCTTCTGACCTTTTTTCTTTACTGCCCATGTATCATTCTTTTTCCACATATCTTTGTCGCTACAAAGACCTACATCTCCATGCAAGTCAGACAAAATCTGTGCCTCTTGGTGTAAAGCCATTCTTTCTTTAATATAATTTGATATTTTTTCGTGATCCCACAGAGGTATATCAACAAATACTATGGGTGCTTTTGGATAATCTTCTTTTCTTTCAGCATCTCTTCTATTCCAATCCCTTAGAATTGCACATATTTTTAAGCTACTTACGTTTTGTTTAGAGAGACCAATCTTGTTTGAAACTAGGAAAGAATAACAATTTAATTGGTTCTCCCACTCAGGTTTTCCGTATATCACAGACCAAACTGACGTAACCTTGTAATCAACTATAGTCACATTGTTATCTTTTATTTCTTGCCTATCAACCGCACCTGACAAAACCCAACCATCAATTTCTTGATAAAGTCTTTCCTCAGTTATAACATCGCTAGATTGTTTTGAGTTTTCTAAAACAGAATGAACCGCAGTACCAAACAATGCCCAAACCATATCAACTGCATCGACCTCTATTTCATGATCGTGCTTTTCTTTCATCAATCTTATCTTGGGGCTATCTATCAAGGTAGTGACAGATATGTCAGCTTTGCCTTTACTGTATTTATCGTTTATGGCAAAGTCCACAAAAGGTTGTGGCATACCAAACTTATTGGTTATTTTCATGTAATTTTCTCCTTACGCATTTTTATAAGTAATAGGAAAGCCCAAATATGTCAACAAAAACCCATAAAAAAATAAATTTTATTATAGAGGGAGAGCCTGCAAGTAAGTCAAACTCTAGAAAAATAGTCACATTTGGCAAAAGACCTGCCCTCATAAAATCAGATAAAGCTAGGAACTATGAGAAAATATTTGCCCTACAATGCCCACAATTAGAAAATCTTATTGAAAATGACGTAAAAGTAGAGTTAATTATATATTACTCTTCGAGAAGACCTGATTTAGATGAGAGTGTTATATTGGATTGTATGCAAGGAAAAATATATGCTAATGACAGACAAGTCAAACAGAAGTACATATATTGGGGATTGGATAGAGAGAGACCTAGAACTCATGTCAGAGTGTCGCCTTTGGAAATATGTGATGTGCCAAGCGATTTCTGATCTTTATTTAGGTAGCCCAAAAGAAAAATTAAACGTAGCCATTTGGATGAAGAGCAATGATTTTGTTGATGTTTGCGATATGGCTGAATTAAATTCAAGTAAATTAAAAATACATTTAGAAAAAATTGCCACTAGCAAACCTATCGTTGCTAGGTACTTGGGCGAGAAATTAAAAAGAACAATTCAAAACAGAAGTTTTCCCAACTAGTTATAACAGTACTACTAGTTATAAATATATAATATATATATACTAGTTATAACTAGTAATACTAGTGGAAGTTAAAATTAACTTTTACGTTGGTTGTTCTATCTGGGGGTACTCTAGGGAATTAGTTTTTGTTTTCTAAACTTATAAAATTAATATCTTTTTTTCGTTGACTAGGATTTTTTATGGCACTATCTTTTTCGCATTGCGTAGGAGAAAACATGGAACTAAAATCAAATATAAGGGCAAAAGCCCTCAGACTAGGTAGTGGTCAACACAAGGTAAACTGCCCTTTTTGTTCTCCAAACAGAAAGAAAAAAGATCAGAAAACATTATCGCTAAGAGTTAATAGCGACACAATCGTTTATAATTGTTGGCATTGTACTGAGAATGGCTCAATACGATTTAATGATAATAATTTTAAGCTAATAAGGAGAGAGCCATTGGTCGCTGTTAACAAGAATTGGTCAGATTTATCAGCAAATACAGACAGTATAAAATACTTAAAAAGTAGGGGAATATCAGAGAACACGGCAAAATTAGGGGGGTTAAAATATGTAAAGCAATACATAGCCTCTGAGAAAAAAGAAATGCCTTGTATAGTTTTTCCGTACACCACCAAAGGCAGTACAGACTTTGCAAAGATAAGATCGTTTCCTGATAAAGGTTTTTCTTCTCAGGGATCAGCGGTAAACTTTTACAACATAGATAATGTTGAAACTAACGATTGGGTAATTATCTGCGAGGGAGAGATGGATTGCTTGTCTTTCATGGAAGTTGGGTACAAATCTGTTGTATCAATACCGCATGGGGCAGTAATGAAAGTTGTGGATGGCAAGATAGATGCCCATGAAGATGGTAAATTTAAATTTATTTGGAATGCCAAAAAGAAATTGGATTTATGTGACAAGGTTGTCATAGCTATGGATAGCGATAAATCAGGTCAGGCAATGGCTGAGGAGATAGCTAGGAGAGTTGGTAAAGACAGATGTTACAAGATAGAATATCCTGAGGATTGCAAGGATGCCAATGAAGTTTTAGTTAAGCATGGCAGACAAAAGTTGGATGATTTGGCATCTAATCCAGTACCATATCCAGTTTCAGGTTTATACGATGCCTCTCATTTTTATGAAGAGGTTGATGACATTTACGAAAAAGGTATAGGCTCAGGTGTATCTACTGGATATGAAGAGGTAGACGAATTATACACAGTTGTAGAGGGGCAGTTGTCCGTAGTCACGGGGCATCCATCAAGCGGTAAATCTGAGTTTGTAGATCAGATTATGATTAACATAGCAAAAGAAAAAGGATGGAAATTTGGGATATGCTCTTTTGAAAACGAGCCTAGAATACATATAGCTAAGTTAATTAGTAAGCATAAAGGTAAGCCATTCTTTGATGGCATGACACCTAAACTTAATCACGAAGAATTGCAAGATGGGAAAAGATTTGTGCAAGATCATTTTTCTTTTCTCTATCAAGCTGATGGCAGTTTATCATCTTTGGATAGCATTTTAGAAAGAATGAAAGTGGCGGTTATGCGACACGGGGTCAGGGGAGTGGTAATCGATCCATATAATTACATATCAAGAGATACCGCAACATCCGAAACTGATTGGATATCTGATATGCTGACAAAACTTAGAGTTTTTGCTCAGGCTCATGGAATACATATTTGGTTTGTTGCCCATCCAACAAAGATGATGAGGAAAGACGATGGAACTGTACCACCGCCTAAGGGATACGATATATCAGGTAGTGCATCTTGGTTTGCTAAGGCTGATATAGGGATGACAGTACACAGACCTAATCCATCAGGGTCAAGCATAAGTCAGATAATGATTTGGAAATGTAGATTTTCTTGGGTAGGTTCTATTGGGGATTGTGCATTGTCTTTTGATAAGATAACGTCTAGATATATTAGTGTTAATAAGACTACAGAGGATATGCTTTTACCTGATAGCTTTTCTAAGGGTAAATATAAAAAAACAAATCAGCCAATAGCAAAAAACTATTATGAAAAAGATGACGATGACGAAGACGTACCATTTTGACAATAAAACTGTTAAGCCTGAGTTTATAGGCAAAACAAATAAAGTTAGGATGAGGGTTGTTGATCAGACTTGCCTAGATACGTTGTTACTTAATGATAGTATATCGTTAGATAATTATATGATCTTGGATAAATTGCAGATGGATTATAATAAATCAGGCATGGTTGGAATTAAGGCATCTAACTACAATCCTAGAGTTACCGCTAGTTACGACACAATGAGCAACGATAACGAGATATTAAAAAGAAAAGTTACTGAATGCCTAGCCTCGTTAAAATCAGCAGGTGGATCTAGTTGCTACGAGGTGCTATTAAAAATAATAACTGATAGAAATTTAACTAGAATTGATATTGAATTTATTAAAAATAATGTTTGGGAAATTGTTAAGCCAATAAAAGATTTCTATGAAAGTTGGAGAAATAGTTGACTTATTTAAAAGGTGGGATTAGATTTCTGTAAAAGTGATTGTTTTCTCAGCATCTCACTTCTTACGCAAGAGGGCGGTAACTCCAATACCGCCCTCATTCTTTTTTCTAAAAGTTAAAATTAACTTCTATTGCTCAAACGTAGAGCCACCTCGCATATGCTGAATGCCTGAGGTGGATACTCGTTTTACTCTGCCAATTTTATCTCTGTCTGAAAGTTTATCAGGGACATCTTCAAACCTTTCATGCATATCTAATTCTTTTGGTGTTTTAGATTTGTTTTCTTTTTGGATTTGTATGTGTATATCCTTAAGACTATCCCTAATTCTTAGTTGATCGTGCTTTTTTTTCTGCATAATATTGATATATCCTTTAATGGTTGTATAAGCCTCACACAGAGACTTAAGGTTGATTTGGTAGGAATGATACAGAGGGGGGAGGTATCCCCCTCTGTATAAGGCTTAAACGAGCCTTTTTTGTGGCTTTCCATACATTAACTGTTCATACTTTAAAGAGATCGCAGTTTTGCCCACAATAATTGTCGAATAAAGACGAGGGAACAATTATCTAGGGATGTATAGCATTTAGGGAGAGGGCAATAATACAAAACCTCAGGCATCCACTTTTGCCCACCACTCAGGAGTTGATCTCTCCCCCTTATTCTTTAAAAAAGATACTGAAAAAACTAAACAGTATCATGGTTAAACCTATCGATCCTATAAATATAGTTATGAGTATGCCCTCGACACTTTGCATATAATATCCATCAGGATCAGCTAATGTTACAATAGACATAAGCATTACACATATGCCAATTAAAAATAACAATATTTTATCAATCATTCTATTTCTCCTTTGTTAAATACAACATATCTCGCCACTATAGTAGCCATAGTCCGAGATTTGATCTTGGATAAAACTTGCCTCTATGGAGTATAATTCATGACCAAGTGGTAATAACTTTCCATTTTTACAATGTATTTCAATTTGCCCATGATTAATTTCCCATGTAATAGGATAATATTTTTCTTCATAGTATTTATATTCTTCTTCCCAATCTTTAAATTCTTTTTTACTCATCTTCATTCTCCCATTTTTTTATTAAGTTTTTTAATTGCATAGCCATTTCATATCGACCATCAAGAATACCTAACTCTCGACTATCAACATCGTCTTCATGGCTATGGTTTTTATAGTCTCTTATTTCTGAAGAGATTTCTTTTTTTATCTTAGCTATAAGCTGATTAGATAAATCGTCAGGATTATTTCTCATTTTTATCTCCATGCATATATTTTGCAAAGTCTTTCATAAAACCTTTCATTTGATCCTCAGAGAGATGGATTGTACCCTCTTCAACCCATTCTCCATTTTCAAACATATCTATACCATTCTTGCTTAAAATAAATTCTCTAAAACTAGGAACTTTTAGGAAAGCCTCAACCATTAGTCCATGAGATTTACTCATGGAAGACATACCGCTTTCCCATCTAGGAATAGTTGCACTACCAAAGCCTAATAATTTTGATAATTCTTGAGCATTATTATATCCCAATTCTTTTCTCAGAGACTTTATCTCATCTACATTTATAGTTTGAATTTCCATTAATCCCCCCTCTTATTTAATCTATTAATACATTTGTCTCTTATAGATAATATTTGCTCATAACTTTTTAAATTATCACCCTTTTTATATTCTTCTGATAAATTTTTTATGTAAAAATCAAACAGAACATTTATAAAAACTAGGTCAGATTTAGTAAATAAATGATTAATATTCATATTAATAACCTCTCTTAATTATATTTAAATATTTATCTAATAGATGGGCAGTATGAAAATCCTGATCTTTCATTAACTCAAGACGTTTCTCATCCACTAAATCTTCCAAACCTTTTATGGCATCTGCCCAAGTTATTTCATATGTAAACTCAGGCGGTAGGTCTTTCCATTTTATTTTGCTCATAGATACTCCTCTAAATCTATTTGCTGACTATTAAATTCAGCTTGGTTAAATTGTTTTGCGACCTTTTGCTTTTCGATCTCAATACTCATTGCTATATCGTGTAATCCATCCGCTAATAAATCAGCAATTATATCATCTAACTTTTGGATTATTTCTAACTCACTCATCGCTTGTCTCCTCTTGCAATTCTTCCTGATTATCTTGCCACATTTCATAGCAACTCCAACACAGATGCCAATTAGGATTGGCTCTATATATTCCAAATGTGTGGGCATCGCATCCCACACATTGATGATCTCCATAGTCCATTATAAAACTCCTATGATTATTACTGAGATTAATATTGAGAATGCCAAGCCAATCTTGATGTAAATATTTCTTACATAATTGTCCTGATACATTCTGTTTTGGTAGTGCTTAAAATTATATTTCATATTTAAACTCCTAAAAGTTAAGATTAACTTTTACAGACCTGACTTGGTTGATTTGATCATGTAATCTACAAAATCAATAAACGTATCTCGATCCATAAATTTTTGAAAACTGCCCTCGTAAAAAAAAGGCTCTTTGTCAGGATCAGACATATCAATAATTTCATGGCTGAATATCTGATCTCCAACTGTAAGGATGGGGCAGTACATATACCCCTTATGAACCCAAGCGACTAAATCGCTTGGATTAACATTCTGATTTAAATTAGACATATTTTAACTCCTTTTAATCTAATAGGTTACCAAGAACTTCTCTTGTTATACGTTGTGAAACATTAGTCTCTGCTCGTCTTAACTCAGGACTAACTGCATTGATTGTCTCAGGTGCTACGATTTTTCCACCGCCAACACCAACTGATCCCTCATTGACCTGATAGGATGCAAGCCACATATCATTATGGACTTTTAACTCGCCACTTTTTGCTGAAACAATATTGACTTTGTAGGCATTGATGCCATCAGCAGATAATCTATCGATCTCTACTTTTTGAACATCGCCAACAAAACAAGGTCTTCCCATGTACTGAACAGTAGACAAGCCTTTTTTATAAACCTTATGAAACCACAAAGGAGATATAAAAAGTTTGCCCTCTTTCCAATAACTGTCTAGGTCTTGCTCTATCCTGACATTGCCTGATGTTTCCTTGTCACATTTTACTTTACATGACGTTCTAGGATGATTGTCTCTCCACCAATTTTGAACCTCTGTTTTGGTTATCTCTATGGCGGTTTTCCATATGTCATATTGATGCATATGTGTCTCACAAGTGACAGAACCTTTTATCATATCTTTTCTATAAGACTTGACCGCCTCATATAATTTTAACTGACCATCGAAGAACTGTTGCATATCGTAACCAAAACAAGATTTAAGTTTCTCGAACTCATTTTTTTTTGCCTGATCTCTATTGCTAGTCCTATAGTCCATCGCCCTGATATGCTCTATATCAAGACCGAACTTGGATAGATTGTACTGTAAAATTTCGTGAGCATTCTTAAAAGCCAAGTGCTTTACAACTTGGGGATTATCTAAATTTTTTAACATATGAAATCTCCATAATAATGATAGTAGTTAAGGATTTGCCACAAACACCAATCAGCGGTGCTTGTGGATAACTTTGGATTGGTTAGGCTACTTTGAGATAAGTAGTCTGACCTATTGGTGCATCTTTGCCCCTGATATCACTTGATACCCAAAGGATAGGATAACCAACATCTGATTTAGGATAGTCAAATATTCCCATGTCAGTAAAATATATAAAGTTATCAACCTTAATATTTTCTTTGTCGATGTAGTTAAACACAGGCATAACACAAGTACCGCCTCTTCCAACTACTGAGAACTGCTCGATATCCTCGCCCTTTTCGTATCGCTTAACATCTTGAATGTCAGCATCACATTGGATAACTGTCACACTATCAGCACCACACTTTTTTGTGATCTCGTTTAACTCGCCCAAGAAATAAGATAATTCCTTGTTTGAGACTGATCCTGACGTATCGATAGCAACAACCACATTGCCACAACCAACCATGTTTGATGTAGGTGTTATGACCTCATTTAGATACCATTGCCTACGATTAGGTCTGCGGTAACTGTAGTCCTGAGGCTGATCGCCACCAACAAACCTCCTGAGTACATCGACCCAATCGATCTGTGATCTCTCCATAGCTTTGATTATGTCCTTGATGCTTGATGGTATCTCGCCCCTATTCTTAACAGAACTAACCGCCATCATAGTCTGAGCATCGATCGTTGCCTCTTCTTGCTTGACCTGATCTTCACTCATACTGCTAGGTGCATCGACATTGCCCCATGCCTGAGGCTGAGGCTGACCGCTATCACCACCAACACCATTGCCATTCTGAGGCTTGTCTTTGCTTTCAGATTGAAGAATGTCGTAGATTTTTTCCGCTGACATATCCTTAAACTTAGCATCGATCAAAGCACCATCAGGCAAAACTAAACCGCTTGAAATAATGATTGGATTAATTGCATAGTCGCAAGCAATATTCCAAAGCTGATGATCTCTCTTGCCCATCCTGAGATGATGCTTAAGAACTCGATGCAATGCCTCGTGAACTTTTACACCATCTAGCTGAGGCTCAGTTAAGGCATCAGTAAATTCTTCATTGTAGAAAATACTAGTGCCATCAG